GTTCTCCGTGATTTATCCGATATGTCCGATTTTGTACCGATTCCAAACGATAACAAACCGGACAATACGGAAGTGCCAGCCGATTCGAGCCAATCACAAAACGGACACGTGGGGGCGGTAGTCGGGAGCGCGGTTCCACGGATCCATAGCCTCATTAGAGAAGGCGACCAAAGCCGCGTAGCTGAGGCGTTGCAGTTTGCGGAGGATATTGGAATCAACCTAATGCCGTGGCAGAAAAACGCCTTAGGTGAGCTGCTCAAAATGGACGGCGAGCGCTGGCAATACCGGCAGCTGGGGATTATCTGCGGACGCCAACAGGGAAAGACCTTTTTAGCCGCTTTGCGTATATTGTCCGGTATTTACCTTTTTGGTGAAAAAGACATAATCCTAATGGCGGTCAATCGCAAGCTCTCGCTGATTACGTGGCGGCAGATAGATTGGCTGGTGCGCAATACGCCACGGCTGAAAACCGAGCACCTAGCGACCTATACGACCAACGGAGCCGAACGGATTATGTTCCGCAACGGGGCGCAGATCTCGGTAGTCGCTGCTACGCCTAACGGCGCCCGTGGTATGAGCGCCGACTTTCTCTTTATTGACGAGCTCCGGGCTATTGACCAAGACACCTACGACGCGGCGATCTATACGACCAACGCTCGAAAGGCTCAGGTACTCACCGTCAGTAACGCGGGAGATAAAAATAGCCGGGTACTTAATTCGCTCCGCGAACGAGCCCTCGCCGGTGCCACGCCTACGCTCGGCTGGCTGGAGTGGAGCGCTCACCCTAGCCGCGACATTATGGACGTCGAGGGGTGGGTGGAGAGCTGCCCTGCGCTGGGGCATTACCTCGAGCTAGAAACCCTCAAGCACTTAGCGGCTACTAATGATCCTATGGCCTTTCGCTGCGAGGTACTTTGCCAATGGTTGGATAATTCGGCGAGTCCCTTCGAAGCTGGCGCTTTCGACGATTGCGCCGATGAATCTATTGCGCTGGTTGAGGGTGGCGACCTTTACTTTGCTTTCGACAAGTCTCACACCCAACGCCACGCGGTACTGGTGGCCGGTCAGAAAATGGGCGACTTTACTAACCTGTATGTATTGCAAGAGTGGAACTCAAATAACCCGCTGGACGAGGTCAAGTTGGCTAGCGACATCAACGCGCACGTGCAGAAATGGCGGCCGAGGGTAGTCCTCTACGATCGCTATATGAGCCAAAATACCGCGACCTATCTAGCCGCCTCCGGGGTGAATATGGCCGATTGCTCCGGTAAGAGCCAAGTCGAAGCCTCACACCGGTTTGCTCAAATGATGAGCGCCCGGGTCTTACGTCATAAGAAAGAGGCGACGCTCGTGGACGCGGTCAATAGTTGCTCGAGCAAAATATCGGAAAACGGGTGGCGCCTAGTACGCCGGAGATCCGCTGGCGAAATCTGCGCGGCGATATGTGCGGCTATGGTCAGCTGGCAAGCCTCCGCGCCGCAAAATAAACCGGTCATTTACGTCGCCTAGACACGCTGGGGCAAAACGGACAAATGTCCGCGTAATACCATAAACTACGCCCCGTGGGATTACTCAACACCGTCGCCGAGGCTTTATTTCCCAACCCCAAAATAGAGGCGCAATATGCGCCGCCGGTGATGACGTTACCGGAATACACCAGCTTTAATTATTACGGCAACGCGGGACGATTCGTTACCCGACAGGAAGCGTTAAGCGTACCGAGTGTGAAAAAAGCGCGCGATCTTATCTGCGGAATTATTGGCACTACCGAATTTCATCTTTACCGAAAAAGTACCGGACAAGAATTAGGCTCACCGGTTTGGTTAGAGCAACCCGATCGTAACCAACCACGGCAGGTAACTATGGCGTACACCGCCGATAGTTTATTTTTTTACGGCGTTGCCTATTGGGAAGTAGTCGAACAATATGCCGACGGTACGGGTCGTCCTTCGCGTTTTGCGTGGGTCGCTAATGAGCGCGTTACACCGCGCTATAACGAGAACTCTACTTTGGTTATCGGTTACGCCGTGGACGGTCGAGTACGTCCAATGGACGGGCTGGGTAGCCTTATTACTTTCCAATCGTTAAACGACGGTATTTTATCGGTCGGTGGTCAAACTATTCGCGCAGCACTTGACGCACAATACGCAGCGAGTGTTAATGCGCGAACACCTATCCAAAGCGGTTATATTAAAAATACCGGTGCGGATTTGCCCGAGGATCAAATAGTGGGTCTTTTGGCAAAGTGGAAGCAATCACGTTTACAAAATAACGTAGGGTACTTAAACGCTGCGCTTGATTTTAAGACAACAAGCTTTAGCCCGAAAGAAATGGGCTATAACGAGTTTTTACAATTCTTAGCAACTGAGATAGCGCGTATGTGCAATATACCGGCGTATATGTTAAGCGCTGACCTTAATAATTCTTTGACGTATGCCAACGTTATTGACGAGCGCCGACAATTCGTCGATATGTCGCTGCGCCCATATATCGAAGCTATTGAGGGTCGTCTCTCGATGAACGATATAACCAGTAATCAAAATTATGTACGCGCTGGATTAGATGACGGGTTCCTACGCTCAGACGCTCTAACACGCCTACAAGTAACCGAGAAGCTCCTGAGCTTAGGACTTATTACTATCGAGCAAGCAAGAGAAATGGAGGATTTGAGCCCAAATGGATCAGACACTATTGACGTTTAGCGGAACTATCGAGGCTTCAGATACCACACGTCGAGTTATCGCCGGAAAGATTGTGCCCTTTGGCGAGCCGGGCTATACCTCCGTCGGTAAAGTCGTCTTTGAGCGTGGGTCTATTGCTATCCCTAATGAGCGCTTTAAGTTGCTTTTAGAGCACGATCCTAAGCAACCGGTCGGCCGTGCGATTAACGTACAAGAAACCGCAGACGGTATTTACGCGCAATTTAAGGTTGCCGAAACTACTCGCGGTAATGACGCACTTATCGAAGCTTCAGACTTACGCGACGGTCTAAGCGTGGGCGTTCTCGTCCATAAATCCGTAGATCGCGGAGATACTCTTTTCGTTCAGAGCGCTGAGCTTCAGGAGGTCAGCCTCGTCCATACTCCGGCTTTTAAGAGCGCCGAAGTTACTACCGTTGCCGCTAGCGAAAGCGAACCGGAAACTCCAGACAACCCAACCCAACCAACCGAAAGCGAGGCCGTCGTGGAAAACCCCGACACTCCAGCCGTCGAGGTAGAAGCCGAAAAGGTCGAAGCCTCGCGTCCCCGCGTCTCCGTAACAGCTATGGAAGTACGCCACCCAATCCGCTCCAAGGCACAGTACCTAGAGCACACCATTAAGGCAGCTATGGGTAATGACGAATCCCGCGACTATGTAAAGGCAGCAGACGCTCAAGCGGCTCGCGCTCTTACTGCGGCAGACGACAGCTTTACTACTAACCCAGCTTTTAAGCCCGTCCAGTACGTCTCCACGGTCGTCGATACCGCTATCGGTTCACGTCCGGCAATCGACGCACTCGGTGGCTCACGTCCACTAGCTGCGGCGGGTATGACTATCGCAATCCCAAAGATTACGACCAATGGCACCGTAGCCGAAACCGCAGAAGGTGGAGCACCTTCCGAGACCGGAATCGTCAGCTCATACGTTGAGGCAACCGTCAAGAAGTACGCCGGTATGCAGCGCTACTCGGTCGAACTTATCGAGCGCTCGGATCCTTCATTTTTCCAAGCTATGCTCGAAAATATGACTCGCGCCTATAACAAGGCGACCGACGCAGCCGTCATTGCTGAGATTACCTCCGGTGGTACTCAAGGTACTGCCGTAGCTGCAACCAGCGCCGGTATCATCAGCTACGTCTCAACCGAGACTCCAGCGGCTTATCTCGCCACCGGCGAACTACCAACGGTATATATCGCTGGTACCTCTCAATGGTCGCTTTTAATGGGTGCAACCGATACCACCGGTCGCCCAATCTATAACGCTGGTTCTCCATACAACAGCGGCGGTAACGCTAACCCTCAAAGCCTTCGCGGTAATGTGCTTGGCCTCGACCTTTATGTGGATCCAAATATGGTTTCTACGACTATCGACGAGTCGGCCTTTATCTGCGTACCTAGCGCTATCGCAATCTACGAGAGCCCGGTTCTCCGACTCTCGACCAATGTCGTTACCTCCGGTGAAATCGAGACGATGATTTACGGCTACCTTGCCACCAAGACTCTCGTTTCAGGCGGCCTCCGTCGCTTTAACCTCACCTAATCGGACTAACCAACCAAGCCCCTAGCCCCGCTACCTAGTCCTAGCGGGGTTAGGCCTAAGTAATGTAAGGGGTGCCTAATGGCAGCTACGTATGTCACCAAAGCCGAGCTACGTACTCTGCTGGGGATAGGCACCCTTTACAGCGACGCCGTGGTGGAGGAAGTCTGCCAAGCGACCGAGGACTACATAAAATCTTTTCTTTGGTTTAATACCGCTCCCGTGGACGGGCACGCCGTCGAAAAGACAAACGTGGCGACTCTCCACACTCCAGTCCCTCACGGTTTTAATGTAGGGCAGACTATTACCGTTAATGGCTGCGATTCGCACTATAACGGTTCTAAAACAATTACCGCGGTGAGTACCTATACGCTCCAGTACGCGATCACGCACGCGGTCGAGGATTTTCACTTGGTTCGGCCTTATGGCAAAATTACCGGCGCTTTCCACGCAGACGATTACGCAACCGTACCGGCGGTACGAGAAGCTAGCGCCACCGTAGCCGTTACCTTATGGCAAGCTCGCCAAGCCCCGGGTAACTCCGTCGCTACGGTGGACGGCTTCGTGGCTTCGCCTTTCCAGCTCGGTAATACTTTGCTCGCCAAAGTGCGCGGCATATTAGCTCCGTATCTTGCCCCTTCCGGTATGGCTGGTTGATATGCCCGACGCACCTATTACGACGTTACGATCTAGCCTCGCCAGCGACTTAGCCAATGCGAGCGTATGGTCGGTATTCGCCTACCCGCCTCAGGCGCCGCTGGCTAATTCCGTCGTCATTATGCCGGACGAGCCTTACGTCTACGTCAATAGCAACCAAAAGGTAGTGATTCAGCCAACCGCTCGCTTTAAGCTGCTATTGCTTGTTCCGCTGCTCGACAATCAGGGCAACCTAAACTCCATCGAAACTTTTATGGTCGAACTAATGACCAAACTTAACGCATCGACAAAAACTATCCACGTCGGCAACTTTAGCGCTCCGGGAATTATCGAAACCCCGGCGGGCAACCTCTTACAAATCGAACTACCTATCGAGATTATCTCGAGCTGGTCGTAAGGAGAATAAATGGCAACCTACAAAGTAATCAGCGACAACGAGCTTGCTGGCGTCGGTCAGGGTGGAACCATAACCGATAGCCAGCTAGAGGGGTGGGACGTCCCGCACCTAGTTAAAACCGGCATACTCGAGGAAGTTTCCTCGGTTGCCCCAACCCCAAAGAAAGAGAAGGAGTAAAAAGTGGCTACCGGTATTTATTTTGCACAGAACAGCTACTTTAAGCTAGGGACGTATGATATGAGCAGCGTCGTACAATCCATTAGCTTAAACATCAACTACGAGCAACTAGACGTTACCGCTTCCGGCGACGCTTCCCATAAGTACCTCAAGGGTCTAGCAGCTCACCAAATCAGCGGGACGCTTTATATCAAGCAAGACGCAATCGCCGCAGGATCTACTCGCGCCGTACTCGATTCCCTCAAGGGAACCGCTGCCGCGTTCGAGATCGCTCCCGACGGTAGCACAGCTTCGAGCACTAACCCGAAGTATTCCGGGTCTTGCTTCGTCAATGGCTATACGCCAGTAAACGGCGCTCAAGGCGACGTAGCGACGCTGGACTTTACTTTCGATTGCACGACCGACGTAACCATTACGACGGCGTAGGACTAGACAAGGGGCTAGACAATGGCAAAATTAAAAATAACAAGAGATACCGGGGTCGTCGAGGAATACGAGATTACCCCGGCTATCGAAGTAGCTTTTGAGGCTCACGCTAAGACCGGGATATATCTTGCATTGAGTCAGCAACAAAAGCAGACCGACGTTTACTACTTATGCTGGGAGGCTATTAGGAGATCAGGGCAAACCGTCGCCCCGTTTGGCGACGAGTTTCTCAAGACTCTGAAAAAGGTGGAGATACTAGACTCCGACCCTTTAGGTGGGTGAGCGATTCTCGGACGCTCACGTACCAAATAGCCTCAATAGCGGTAGAGACGGGGATAAGTCCCAAAGACTTAGCCGAGTGCAGCCCCGAAATGTACGCGGCGTTAGTTAGGGTATTAAACGACAGAGGGGAGGCTATGAAAAATGCAACAAGAAATCAGCGTAGAAAACGTTAGCGAAACGTTGCAGATTCTGCGTAGCTTCGATAAAGAGACCCTCAAAGCCGTCAATAAAGAGATTTACCAAGAGGTCAAGCCTTTAGTTGGGCAAGGCAGAGCGCTAGTGCCGGATATGGCTCCTATGAGTGGCTGGGCTAAGCCCAATAGTGGCGAGTGGGGTACTCGTCTGCTATGGGATACCCGTAAAGTCAAAATGGGCATTAGAACGCAAATTAAACCAATGAAACAGCGCGGTACTAATGTCCGCGAGCGTACTTTATTCCTCGTGCAAGCAAATCCTGCCGGTGTCGTTTATGAGTGGGCAGGTCGCAAAACAAAAGGCCAACGCTTACAAGGACAGCAATTTGTCCGTAACATTGAGGATCGTAGCGGAATTACGGTTATCGGTAAGCAGAGCCGTATTATTTGGGGCGTGGTACTGGATAACCGCAAAAAGATTACTGCCAATACTGAGGCCATTTTGCGTCGGTATATGAATACTTATAGTAACAAGCTGGCGGCATAATGGTATTAAAAATCCCGATCATCTCGACGTTTAACAATCGAGGTATTAAATCCGCTGAAAAAGAAATAGGCAGCTTTAGCAAAACGCTTAAAAAGTTTGGCCTAGCTTCCAAGCTTTCGGTGGCTGGCGTTACCGCCAGTCTAGGCATTTTGGCTAAACAATCTATTGCCGCTGCCATAGCTGAAGAAAAGGCGGTAAAGAGCCTCAGCCTTACGCTCAAAAATCTTGGCATAGCCGCAGCGGATAAGCGGGTATTGGAGTTTATTAACCGCTTACAGTTTGCTACCGGCGTATCCGAGGATCAACTACGCCCAGCTTTCCAGCGTTTAGTAACTATTACCGGGGACGTTACGCGCAGCCAAGAGTTGCTAGCCCTAGCTATGGACGTATCGGCTGGCACCGGTAAGAGCCTAGATAGCGTCGTAATGGCGCTCAGCCGGGCATATAACGGCAATAATGCCAGCCTTAGCCGCCTCGGGGTCAATATTAGCAAGGCCGAACTCAAAACAATGAGCTTTCAGCAAGTTACCGACAAATTAGGCAAGACTTTTGCTGGTCAAGCTGCCGCAGCCGCCGACACCTTTGGCGGTCGTATGGCAAAGCTCGGCGTAGCTGCTGACGAGGCAAAAGAAATAATCGGCAATAGCCTTAATAAATCTATCGACCGGTTTATAGAAAATGCCGGAGGTATAGATCAAGTAACCCAATCTATGCTCAGCTTCGCCAGCGCCACCGGTAAAGCGGTCGAGGCTATTGGTTTATTGGGTAGCGGAGTCCAAACAGCCCTACCAAGTAAAAACCTGCTTCAGCGGCTAGCCGATAATTTTGCTCAATTTGGCGCCAGCGTCTCCGGTTTTGGTCAGAACTTCCGGCCTTTCCAAATGGGCGCACAATCCTATAACGGCGGGTTTAACCTAGCTGGCCGGTATAGCGAGGATAAGCGTATGGCTAACCGCGTTAAAGAGCTCAAGCTCGCCCAAGCCATACCCAAAGCTAGCGCCGCAGAACTGCGCAACCAGCGACAGATAGCCGCAAATAAAAAGCTAGCTGCTAAGTTTGACCAAGAAAGCATAGCTATCGAGGCTGCGCTTAAGGGCAAGCTATCCGACGAGGATCGCGCTCGAGTCTTGGCGCTCAAAGCCTTAAAAAGTGAAAGCAACGCCGACGACGAGAAGGCGCTAAACAGCCTTAACGAATTACAAAAAAACGCCGCTAATCAAGAGATAGAACGTATTAAGGCTATGGCCGAAGCACGTTCAGCGGCTATAACAAAAGAAAAGCAAGAGCGTCAAGCGTTGCAAGAGTGGTTAAAAGCCAATCCTATGACCGTTTATACGACTTCGATAATAGACGGTAGAGGGGTAACAACCCCGCCGGGATTTGGAACACCTCCGGGATCAAACGTTGCTTCTATACCTCCAACAAATGCTAGTTATGCGCCACCGAGCGCGGATATGCGTAATGCCATTATGGGAACTTTGCCAAACGTAACGGTAAACGTCAATGCTGGCACCATAGCCGACGAGAATAAGCTGACCTATATCATTAGCAACGAGCTTACTAAGTTCGTACGCTTTGGAGGTATTACCGCTCCGGCTGGGTTCATCTAATGCCGCTACCTACCGTTAAAGTCGTCGTCAATTTTAGCTCCGGGGCTAGTTTTGGTCAGACTATGGTTTTAGGCACCGGCATACTCGATCAAGACGTCCTCGGCGACGCTGCCGCTCTTATCGTGGACGTGTCGGCTCAAGTACAGAGCGTCAATACCGTCCGGGGTCGAAACCTACTTACCGAGCAATTCCAAACCGGCACGGCTACCGTCGTATTGGCCGACCAGCTGGGTTATTGGAACCCCCAAAACACAGCCTCGCCCTACTATGGCCAGCTCTTACCGCTTCGCAAGATTCAGATTAGCGCCGTGGATCCTGCAACCAGCCTTACGAGCTATCTCTTTAGTGGCTATATAACCAGCTATAACTACCGACAGAGCCAAGACGTTGGAGAGGTCTCTACGACCACCCTGACGGCTTTAGACGCGACGCAGCTACTCACCCTAGCTACCGTGTCTACCGTAACCGGTGCGGTCGCTGGAGAGACGACAGGGGTACGTTTTGGACGTATTCTCGATACCCTCGGCTGGCCGTCGGGTATGAGGGACGTCGATACCGGAGCGACTACCTGCCAAACTGACCCCGGCACCTCTCGTACCGGCTCGGCAGCCTTGCAAACCGTGGCCTCTACCGAGTTTGGCGCTTTCTATATCGACACTCAAGGCCGCGTCGTTTTTCAGGATCGCAACTTGACCTCGACCAGCGTCGCCGGAACGGCCACGGCTTTCGTGGATAGTGGCGCAGGGATTCGCTACTCAAACGCCGATTTCAAATTGGACGATTCTCAGATATTTAACCAAGCGAACGTAACCGCCGGAGCCATCACCGCTACCAATAAAGACCAAACCTCTATAGATACTTATTTTCTACACTCTTACGATATAGGCGGCCTTTTAATGCAGACGACAACCGAGGCCGATAACTGGGCGCGGGCGATGGTGGCAAGCCGAAAAGATACGACTATCCGGTGCGATTCGATAACTCTTAACCTTAATACCCCAAACTACACGGCCGGGGTCACGGCAGCTCTTACCCTTGACTATTTTGCTCCTATTACGGTAACGCAGACCCAGCCCGGGGCCTCGAGTATTACTAAGACTTTACAAATTTTTGGAGTGACTCACTCCATTAACTACCTCAATCAAAGCTGGTTTACTCGCTTTACCACGGCCGAACCAATAATCGACTCGTTTATATTAAATTCGGCACAATACGGAATTCTAGACACAAATGTATTATCCTACTGATATGAGGTGCGCTAATGGCTAAACAAACGTTTACCACGGGGTCGGTCTTAACCGCCGCCCAAATGAACTCGTTACAGGCTAACGATTACAACTGGACGGTGAGCCAAAAGACTGCCTCTTACGTACTCGTTGCTGCTGACGCTGGAACTCGTATCGAGATGAATGCCGCAGGAGCTACGACCGTTACCGTCAATACTGGTCTATTTACTGCGGGAGATACTCTTTTTATACAAAATATAGGCGCCGGCGCGTGCACTATAACGGCAGGAACCGCGACGGTAAATAAAGCCAGCGCAGGATCGCTTACGCTTGCACAGTATCAAGGCGGCACGCTTTATTTCGTATCAGCTTCCAGCGCGGTGTTTTTCGCCGACGCAGGATATACGCCACCACTTACCACAAAGGGCGATCTTTTCGGTTACGACACGGCCTCCGCACGCATTCCTATTGGTACTAATAATCAAGTATTAACAGCAGATAGCACTCAATCTCTCGGGCTTAAATGGGCTACACCGGCGTCAGGTGGGAAATTATTACAAGTTGTAAGTGTAAGCACCGCGACATCGACACAATTAACTACCGCATCTTATGTAGATGTTACCGATTTAACTGCGACCATTACACCAACATCAGCTACATCTAAAATCTTTGTTATGGTAAATATGCCCGTTGGTATGTTTAGAAATGCCGCTCAAATGTATGTAAATGCAAAATTGGTTAGAGGTTCTACAGATATTTACCGACCAGGCAACGCATATAGCGGATTTCCTTCTGGTATTTACGGACAATCGCTTGCCGGAGTTGAATTAAATCAGCCGATGTCTTTTATGTATATGGATAGCCCGGCAACCACATCTGCAACAACTTACAAAATACAGGCAACAATGGCTTACACCGCAAATAGCGCAACCGCCTATTGTGGTGGAGGTACTGCCGGTTCCACTATTACATTGTTTGAGATTGGGGCATAATGAACATAAAACATTTAGTCAACGCCATTCATACTCTTGCTCCAAATGCTGAATGGAAATTTAATAATGACGATTTAGATACTTTGGAATGGTTTTCCACAGATATTAGACAACCATCTAATGAAGCAATTATCGCGCAAGCAATTATTGAAGAAAATAAAGAAAAGGAAAAAATCGAAAATCAAGAAAAAGCCAAAATTTCCGCTCGGGCAAAGCTTGCGGCTTTGGGACTAACGGAAGAAGAAATCGCGGCGCTATAAATGGCAAGTTCCCAAAACGGGTGGCCAGCTTCCGACGAGCCTCGCACCATAGGCGTCGAGTCGTACCTAGTCCCCGGCACGAAAATCTATATTCGCTGCTCTAAAAAAGTTGCTCCGCTGCTTATTAACTTTTGCGCCGAGTTTAATATGGAAGTCGAAAAGCTTGAGGGTAAGGTTTACGACGACTGGGGATACGCCTACCGAGCCATACGAGGCCAAGAGGACGCCGGGAATCTTTCCAACCACGCCAGCGGGACGGCCGTGGATCTCAACGCCACGAAGCACCCTCTCGGCAAGCGTGGAACTTTTACCGACGAGCAAGAGGTAAAGATACGAGCGCTCGCCGCTAAGTACGGCTTACGCTGGGGTGGCGACTATAAAAACCGAGCGGACGAAATGCACTTCGAGATTAACCTTTCACCACTAGGGGTAAAGGCCAAGATTGCTGAACTTGGACTAACCGAGTGGAAAGGCTACAAAGGTGAAAAGACACACTAAGAAAGTCGCTATGCAATTAGCCGGGAGCTGGTTCCGAGGCTTTGCCGCAGCTTGCCTAGCTTGCTATATGGGCGGTATTACCGATTGGAAAATAATCCTCAACGCCGGATTAGCTGCCATACTGCCTACCGTCTATCGCTACCTCAACCCTAAGGATCCGTTAGGTCGCTAATGAGCTACGCGGATTGGGCAGGGCTCATAGTTTCCATTGTCTCAATAGCCGGAGCTTTTATAATGGCTATCCAATGGCTAGTGAAGCATTACCTGAACGAGCTTAAGCCCAATTCCGGCACCAGCCTCAACGATCGCGTGAGCCGTATCGAAGCCAAACTCGAAACCGTTTTGGAGATTCTTAAAAAGTAACGGCGTGTCGGTAGTTGCCCTATGTCGGCGCCTAGCCTCATACTGGTCGAGCCCCGGTACCTTTCGGCCGGGGCAACCTGACTAGGAGGAATTATGGCTTACGAAATATGGCTAACGGCTATCTGCATTATTACCACGGCGCTCGGGATGTTGCTCGCGTGGAGCTGGGGTTACAAAGAGGGCAAGAAGGTCGGCTACCGCAAAGGCCGCAGCGCCCACCCCACGGTAAGGAAATCAAGCAAGTGATCACCGAGAACAAAGACCGCAATATCTACTGCGACTACTGCAAGCACGATTTTAAGCGCAAAGACGGCAGCTTCACCGACAAGGTGCGGCCGGCCGTCATCTGCGTAAATTACAAGATGTATAAAGGGCGAGTCCAGCGGCGCTATCTTTGCGCCGTATGCCTACGCAATATCACCGACCTACCCGGCGGCTATTGGTCGTTTCGGGATCAACTGGAGTTTGCTCGAGAGAAATGGGAGAACCGATTAGATGTTTAATTTAGAGGATTACGAGCCGGTAGATAGCCGGATAGCTAAATGGTGGGAGAAGCACCCTAACGGCTCTATACAAACCGAGATAGTCAAAGATACCGGCAACGCCTACATAATGAAAGCCACCCTCTACACCGAGGAAGGCTTGATCGTTACCACCGGCTACGCCAGCGAGGTCATTACCGAGCGTGGGGTTAATGCCACCAGCGCACTAGAAAACTGCGAGACGAGCGCCATAGGACGAGCCTTAGCTAATGCTGGTTTCCAAGCCAAGCTAGGCAAGCGAGCTAGCCGCGAGGAAATGGTAAAGGTCGAGCGATCCACGGCGGCTACGCCGGACGTATGGGCAAGCACACCGGCAGAGCCGACGCCTATGGCTCAGGCGCTGGACGTCGTAGCCCGAGAGCTAGGGGCTAAGGTCGTCGAGGTACCGAGCTGCAAACACGGCGAGATGCATTACAAAGTGGGAGTTTCGAGCAAGACCGGACGAAACTACTCGGGTTATACCTGCCCTAGCAAAGACCGTAAAGACCAATGCGAGGCTAGGTGGACTCGCTAAATGGGAACCCTTTACATTAACGGCAAGCCTTTCGACGTAGGCGCTAATAACGCACCCAGCCTCCAAAGTTGCGACGCTTGCGACCAATGGAAAACCACCACCGGCGGTAAAACCGTCTATCTGCCCGGTGAAACCGAGGACTCTACCGGAGAGGCCGTAGCGTGGTTCTGCGCGGATTGCCTACGGAAGTAGATTTATTCCTATGGCTTAAACGCCATTATTACTACGACCTACGCTCCAGCGGTGGCCAATACGCCTTCTACGATTGCTACTCGTTGGAGTTCCGGTTCTACGCGGAGCTTAAAGTACGCTCTGCCCATTACGAAAGCTTGATTATTGAGCGCTCGAAATATGATCGCATAGTCAAGATAGCTAACGCCAACCGTAACGACGCCCTCTATATCTGCTTCACGCCTCAGGGCGTATGGCAATTTGACGTAGCGCTAATGGGTGGTCTGGATTGGGTGGATATGCCCGACTTGCCGGTAACGTCCCAATTTAGCAACAAAGACTTGGTTACTAAAAAAGTTGCCTTGCTACCCTTAAAAGCCGGTAGGCAGCTCGGAGAGGCGTCCAATAGCCGCAAGGGTGGGGGAATCTATGGCAACCGTTAAAAGCTCGTGTACGCGGTGTAGAA